ACTTTGGCCTTAAATAAAATTACGTTTGTAAGAAAAGAGCAGGCAGATGAAAGAGGGGATGAAAATGAGATATAAAGATGATCTTCGAATTGATAAATACAGCCTTGATACAGAATGGGAAAAACAACCTATGGTTTATATGAAATGGGCAGAAAATTATGCTGAAGCTGTTTTTGAAAGAGATAAGGCAAAACGTGCACTTGAACTTGTGAAAGCTAAAATTGATTCTGATATTCGCCAAAATCCTGAAAAATATGGGTTCGATAAAAAACCTACTGAAGCCGCCATTGTTAGTGAAATTGTTCAGTCTGCTGAATATCAAGATGTTTATGATGAATTTATACAGGCCAATAAGAGAATGAATATTTTGGCTGGGGCAAAAGAAGCAATGTCTCAGCGAAAGAAAGCTCTTGAATCTTTAACAGATTTGATGATCGCTGGATATTATTCTCAGCCTTATGTGAAATTAGAGGCTAGAGAAAAAATTGCTGACGAAGGAAGTATGGAAGTAAGAAAACTTCTGAAGAAAAATAAACGAATTAAAAAGGAGGAGTAATTTTGGCATGGAAAATCGCATTATTATCAATAACAGGGTTGTTTGTTGTATATTTGTTGTTTAGACTAATATTTTATGCGATATTTAGATCTTATTTTGAAGCTAAATTTGACTTTTTCAAAAGGAGGATAGAAAATGGTAAAAAGACGAAAGAGCGTTAGAGATTTTAAGGATGGATTGAGAAAACGAACTGAAGAAAGCTACAAGGCCCGAGATACTTTTCGCCGTGGAATTTTTAAGGAACAGCTGCCAGATGATATTGTATTTTGGTCTTGTAAAGAAGGAGAGCATTTGATTGATATTATACCATATCTTGCAGGGCCGAATGATCCTATCACTAAAGAAGGCGAGCCAACTTATGTTCTTGACATAAAAGTACATCAGAATGTTGGTCCTAGTGAAGGAGTTGATTTTGTTTGTTTGGCAGAAAACTTTGGAAGACCTTGTCCTATCTGTGAGCATCGAAAACAATTGCGTTCAGAAGGGGCAGAAGATGAACTGTGGAAGGCATTGTATCCAAAGCGCAGATGTATTTATAACATAATCTGTTATGATTCTGCAGAGGAGGAAGAAAAAGGGATTCAGGTATGGGAAGTTGCATGGTGGTTTACAGAAAGATTGTTTGTTGAATTAGCCAAAGGTCCAACAGTTGGTCGTCATAGGCGAGGAGGAGACGATCTAGGATTTATTCCTTTTGCAGATCCTGATGAAGGTCGTAGCATTGCTTTCACTCGTCAAGGTTCAGGAGCTCAAAATACTTCTTATTTGGGTCATCGATTTGTAGAGAGAGATTATATTATTGAAGATGAAATACTTGAAAAAGCATGGGTTTTGGATGAATTGATTTATGTTCCTACTTATGATGAAGTTTATGATGCCTATTGGGGCGGAGAATCTTTTAAAGAAGCAGAGCCTGAAGTAGAAAATGAAAAAGAAGATGAAATACCTGAAAGTAGACCTTCTCATCGTCTGAGAGGACGATTGGTACAAAATAAGGAAAAAGAGGAGGAAAAGGAAGAAGAAAAGATCGAGGATGATATTCCAGAACCTAGTGTTGAAGTTTCAAAATCTGACGATGAAGTTCCAGAATCTGATGGGAATAAGTGTCCTGGAAGAGGAAGATTTGGTATTGACACTGATATGTTAGATGCTTGTGAACAGTGTACGGTTTGGGAGGCATGTGTTGATGAATATGAACGTTTGCAGAAAGAAAGAGAAGAAAGAAGAAGTCGGAGACGGAGAAGATGAGACAATTAAGGGCAAAACAACTGAGAAAGAAAGTGTTTGGAGATTATTCAATACGTGATGTCAGATATGCGAGAGATTTTAAAACTGGGCAGATTAGATGCATAGGACATAGAGCAATTTATCAAAAGGAGAAGAGAAATAGGAATGAAACTGCGGAAAAAACTCAAGAAAGCAAAGGTTGAACAATTGACGGATCAAGTTGTAAGCGAAATTGATTCAAAACCGCAAAAAATTGCTGAGCGTCCTAATGTTGAAAAAGTAATATCTACTGGATCTACGTTATTAGATTTAGCAATTTCTGGTAAACGCAGGAGAGGAGGAGGTGTGCCCGGTGGGATCATAATGGAGGTTTATGGTCCCCCGGGATCGGGAAAAACGGCTATTTTGGCTGAACTGTGTGCCTCTGCTCAACATAAAGGTGGACAGGTTAAGTTTCTTGACCCGGAAGCACGATTGGATCAAGAGTATTGTAGAATTTATGGATTGTCACTTTCAGAAGAAGATTATTTTCAGCCTGATACAGTTTCACAAGTATTTGATGAAATTTGGAATTGGGAACCTGAAGATAATAGTGAAATACATGTAATAGCTACTGATTCTTTGGCAGCTCTTTCCACTGATTTGGAGTTGGAAAAAGGCGATAAAATGGGAATGAGAAGAGCCAAAGAATTTAGTGAAGGATTGAGAAAAACTTGTCGAATAATCAAACAAAACAATTGGCTTATAGCTTGTTCTAATCAAATTCGTGAAGGAGAACATGGTAAATTTACTCCAGGAGGGAGAGGAATTCCTTTTTATGCTTCTTTGCGTATTGAAGTTACGCAAAAAGAGAAGATAATTAAAGTAAAGAAAGTTGGAGAAAAGAAAAAGCCAGTTGAAAAGGTCGTTGGAATTTGTTCTCGTTGTTATGTTTCTAAATCTACGGTTGATGATCCTTTTAGAACAGTGCCAATCTATATTATTTTTGGCTTTGGAATTGATGATATTAGAGGAAATCTTCAATGGTATAAAGATATGACTGGTGATACTAAGTATGACTGCTTTGATCGAAAATATCAAGCCATTAATGATGCAATACGGTATATTGAAGAACATGATTATCAAAAACAACTGAGAGAACGAGTGATTGATTTGTGGGAAGAGATTGAAAAATCTTTTGAAATTGCTAGAAGGCCTAAAAGGAGATGGTAAATGTATTTCAGTTTGTTTGAAATTGTATTTTATTCAAATTTTAAGATGATTAGCTTTTGTTTTCTTGAATGGGGCTGGACAAATCAAATTGCTTTATTGCATTTAGAGTTGAGTGAAAATATATTCAAATGGGATTTTTGTGGTTTGCATTTTCTTCTTAGCAAAATTAAGGAAAAGATAGAAAGATGAAATTAATTTTTGATTGCAATAATATTGGCTATATTTCAGCTTTTTCACATCAAAATCTTTCTTACAAAGGAAAACCCACTGGTGTCATTTATGGCATGTTTCGCCAAATTTTGGCAAATTTTGAAAAATTTACTCCTTCCCAATTAATCTTCTGCTGGGACTCCAAAAAATCTTATCGTAAAATGATTTATTCTGATTATAAGGCTAATCGAAAAAAGAAATCCGCTGATTTTGATTATGATGCTATTTTTTCTCAGTTTGACTTTGTGAGAAGAGAAATATTGTCGGAATTAGGATTTAAAAATGTGTTCTATCAAAATGGTTATGAGGCCGATGATTTGATTGCTTGGATTGTGAATCGTTTTCCTGATGAATATGTAATTATTAGCACTGATGAAGATTTATGGCAGTTGATACAAAAAGAGAGAAGAGGAGTTTGTGTTAATGTTTATAATCCAATTAAGAAAACTCTTTTAACGTTTAAAGAATTTTATGCGTCTTTTGGGATAGAACCTTCTAAGTGGTCAGAAGTAAAGGCAATTGCTGGTTGTTCGACTGATAATGTAGCAGGAATAAAAGGAGTTGGAGAAAATACAGCAATTAAATTTATTACTGATTCTCTTAGTCAATCATCAAAGAAATATTTGTCTATTGTTGAAGGAGAAGATATAATTCGTAGAAATAGACGTTTGGTAATGCTACCTTTTTCAGGACCAGTGCCAATTCGTATTACTGGCCTTGTTGATGATGAGATAAAGAAAGATCGTTTTCAAAGTGTTTTTGTTCGTTTTGGCTTCAATTCTTTTCTTTCGGGAGAAATGGTTGATCGGTGGGACGATATGATAGTTTCATTGATGAGCATGGATTAGAAACCCTCATTAATACCTTGTTTGTATCAAGAGAGGCTTTTCATTGTCTCAAATTTAATTGTATTTTATTGAAAATTCGTTGCTCAGAACGACAGAGAAAATCTCGATATCTTTCTGCTGAGATAATTAATGAATCTCTGACATCTTTGTTGTTTTGTAGGAATTGTGTACAAGGAAAAGCTATTAAGAAAGAATTGTTTAGAGAAAACAAGGAGAAACGACATGGGAAAAGGAGAAGGGTTTGAACGTGATATGTGCAGAGTGTTATCTCTTTGGTGGACTATTGGGGATCGCGATGATGTATTTTGGCGTAATAGACTTCGCAAGACACAAAAATCTTCTGATGCTAAACATCAATTAGGAGATGTTGTAGCTCTTGATCCAATAGGAGCTCCTTTGACCAATATTTTTAATATTGAATTGAAGACGGGTTATTCAAAACGAAGAAAAGGAAAAAGGGTGAAAAATGTTCCTTGGGATTTATTGGATTTAGTTGATAGTCGAGGAGATCCTGTTCTTGTTGATTTTTGGAAGCAAACAGTTAAAGATGCCACTTTATCTTATCGTTATCCATTATTGATATTCAAAAGAGATTATCATAGGCCTGTAGTTGTAATGGATAAACAGAATTTTCTTTTTTTTGAGAAATATCAAGGTATTTTTGCAGGAAGATGGCTGCAAGGATTTGTTCAAGTCGATGGAAAATCCAATTATCTTGTTTTTGTATCTTGGGCTGAATTTTCAGAATGGTTGCAGCCTGCCTGTGTCAAGATGATTTATGAAAAATATTTCAGTAAGGGGAAATAATGATAAAACAGTTAGAGATAAAGAATTTTCAATCTCATAGAGACACTTGTTTAGACTTTGTTCCAGGAGTAAATGTTATAGTTGGAAAGAGTCAATCAGGCAAGACGGCAATTTTGAGAGCATTACAATGGGTTTGTTTTAATCGTCCAAGAGGAAACAGATTTGTTTCCATTTTTAGTAAAAATAAACGTGCTTTTGCAAAAGTCGAATTTGACAATGAAGTAATTGTTGAGTTATCGAAGACAAAAAATGAAACTATTTATTCATTGAAAAAGAAAGGGGAAGGAAAGGTTTTCAAAAAATTTTCTTCTGATGTGCCTGATTTAGTGAGAGAAGCTATAAATTTAGGATCGATCAATATACAAAATCAATTAGAAGAGCCTTTTCTTGTTTTAGATAATGGAGGGCGCATTGCTCAAGAAATTGCCAAAATTACACAAATAGAAAAAGTTGATAAATGGCTTTCTGCTCTAAATTCAATGTATCTTAAGACAAATCAAAATGTAAAATTTCTCAAAAAAGAGAAAGAAGAAATATCAAAAAAGCTTAAAAAATTGAAAAATCTTGATGTGGTGCAAGAACGTTTGCAAGCTGGAGAAAAAATAGAGAGAAAGCTGAATCTGTCATATCAAAAATGGCGCTTTTTATCTGATTGGCTGAATGAATTTGAAATGATTAAGTTAGAAATTGAAAAATTATCTTCTTTGGAATTGATTGATGAGAAACGAAAGAAAATTGATTTGATTTTTGATGAATATCGAGAATTGATGAATAAATTGCTTTTGTTTAATGAATTTTTGAAGTGTTGTGATTTAATTTTTGATTTGGAAAATAAATTGGAAATAGTTGAGAAAGGAGAAACCATTGTTCAGAAGTTGTGTGAATTGATTGAGAAAGAAGATATTTTCGCGCAAATTCTTGAAATAGAAGATATAATAAAAGAAAAGGAAGAT